AAGGTAGTCCTTGACCGCTTTGACTGCAATGCCAATCAAAACGACTAGGATGCTGATTGCTCCGTTGAGTAAAATTTCGTTAATCTGTTGCATTTGTATTTTCCTCCACAATTTCCAATTCCAGAAATTTTTCATACAGTACCTTGATGGCTCCATTTCCACCAAGCTCGACGTAACTTTCATAAAGACGAGACAATTCCTCAATCTCATGCTGATTGGTATCGCCTCGTCTAATTGCTTTTTTTAGGTTTTCTTGCAATCGAAAACGCTGTAATCTTTGAAGACCTTTTCCAATGACGCTCAAACCTTTGCTATTATCTTTGCCAATGCTCTCAACATTCGAGACGGTCTTTTCAATGGCACTAATCTTGTCAGATAAGAGACCGATTTGTTTGTCAGTCTCTTTTGTGTTCTGTGTGCTTTTAAAAGAAAAATAGCTAGGAATAATCACGATTAGAATCGGACTCAATTTATCCAAAAATGCTAGTAATTCCAATCAGATCACTTCCAATCTACTGTGCAGGAACTCGAGTGGTCCCAAGATCACTTTCGTTTTTTTGCCCTTCCCACTTCCAGATTGCAAGAATACCATTTTGAGATGGTACGCCTTCAAGTTGTTTGAAGGATTCTCCTTTGTAAGTGAAAGCCTGATTTGTCTGAATCAAGACACGCTTTCCTTCGCCATTCAATTCGACGTGTTCAGGATCTTCAATCACAAACATATCACCTGGTTGATAGACCTTGCCTTCCTCAACAAGTGGGAAGAGTTCGACAAGTTCCTTGTAGGTGGTTCCATAGGCAATTTTCTCACCCATGATAGAATCTTGAGCCATGACACGCACGACTTTGTCAATTTTATTTGCAAGCGCAGAGAGTCGATTCTGCTCGCTCTCATTTTGAGCAATCTTCTGATTTGCCTGCTCAAGTTGTGCCTGCGCCTTGACGATTGCTGCTCCTGGATCCAACTCTGCGCGAATGATATCTTTAACCGCTTCAATCAATTCTTCGTCTGACTTAGCTGTCTGATCACCTGGCAATTCACGAGAAAGGATGGTATAAGGTGATTCACGATGAACCACGACCTCTGTTGTGTCAAATTTCAAATATTTGCTTCTAAGTGTATATTCTGTTGCCATTTTCTATCCCTCCACTGGACCTTCTTGATTATTGGGTTTGAGTTGGTTCTTCAACTCTTCAATTTGTTTTTCTAGTGCTTCACGCTTCTGCACTTCTTCCAGATACAATGCCTGGAAGGTTGATCTCTCAACTGTCAATCGTGCTACGTCTTGTGCGATAATTTCTAATGCGTTCATGCTAATTTCCTTTCTAGCGTCTCAATTCGTTGAGACAATTCCTGAATCGCTTTAAGAGCGATATTTCCAAGTCTAAAATCGTCTAGTGCCAAATTCTCTCCTTGTAGATATACTAGGCTACTATCTAATTTCTCGACATCTTGTGCGATCAATCCAACGTTTGTATAAGGTTTCTTATAGCCAAATTTGTCAGGCTTCCAATCAAACTGCTTAAATTCCAACTTCTTCACAAAATCAATTGCTTCAAAATTCGTATCTTTAATGTTCGTTTTCAGTCGCTTATCTGAACTCGAAGCATCTGGCTTGAACCACCACGTACCATCTGTGTCAGTACCATCGTTGACGTACATTTGACCATGGCGGGGATCCCAAGCGATGAATGAAATACGGTAAAGATTTCCAACAGGGTCTCCGTACCTAAAATTTGAATTTATCGGCAATCCACTCATTGGTCTACCACGATATAGATTACACAAGGAGGTCAACCCTTTGACCGTCAAGAGAGTGTCTGCGACGGATTCTCCTATTAAATTCCCACCGTTCCAGTTAGGAGAATTATAGATGAACATTCCTTTAGGAATTTGTCCAAAATTCCTACCAAACAATTGAACACCAATCCCCTTACTTGCACTATAGGTCTCAGGAACGTTGATTTGAAGACCACCTTCTTGAGTAGGTCTCAAGAATCCATTATCTCCGATAGTTATTCGACTATTACCTGTTATTGTAGTACCGTTTATTTCAGTACCTCTGATTGTGCCCCCATAAATACGGTCTCCATTGAGAGTACCTGTCACAATCTGAGAAGCATCTATCGTTACAGCTTTCAAGGCATTTACAAATGCTCTGCTTGCTACTAATTTGCTAGTGATGATCTCGTTTGAAACCATTCTATTAGCAAGAGCCTCGTTGAATACCAGCTTATCAGCCGTAATGGAATTTGTCCGTATGACATCCGTGTTCAGAGTCGCGAACGTACCCTCACCGACAAACAAGCGTTTAAAGTACCCCTGAATTGCAGTCAGTTCGTCCAGCAAGGTCTTACCTTTAAGTCTAATCTTTTCGGCTTCAATCAAGATTTGATTGGTTGTCGCATTGATTTGCGAAATGATTGAACCAGCACTGGTCAGATTTTGAACAGCCCATGAGCCAGCAAGTTGACTTTGAACTGAGCGAATCGCTTCGTCTGTATCTTCTGGGGCTTCTGAGAATGGAGTTGCCACTGGCCCAATCTCAACTTTTGGAAAGGCAATCCAGACGGTTGCAGCGGTAAAAACGTGTAAAATCAACTCGCTTGTAGCATTTGAGTTTTCTTTTTTCGTCAACTCAATGTCATAAAATTTCCAATCGGTGGTCAACGAGACACCTTCAACGGCGTTCCGATATCCTGCCCTAGCTTGAAAATTCGTATTATTGACAGTAGATTTTGCCCAAAAGCTAAAGCGAACAGACTTGTTGCGCATTTCGTCAATCGTTCCTAAGCGTGCATCTCCACCTATAGAAAATGTCGCCTTCTGGTTAGATTGTTTGCCGTTGAAGGTCGATACAATTTTAAGGGTGTTAGCTCCTTTAAATTTTTCATTTGTATCAATACTCAAAACAAGTTGACCTTGGGTCTGATCCTTGCCGTCAAATAGATCATAAGTTGAGTAACGCTCTCTTAAATCACGCTTGAATAGTGAATTCAAGAATAGATTACGTCCACTTGCCGATGCTTTTGCAACCTCTACCTGAAACAGTTGATTCGTCAGAGCCATGCGAGCGACTTTATTAGATATATCATTCTCGTTGCTACCGACTACCCGTTCATACAGCTTGCTAGTCTCTTGTACTCGCTGAAAATCCGTCTGATTAGCTTTTCCAGCCATTTGGGATGTGATGCTTGCAAATTGGCCATCAACCGTCTGCTTGTATTGAGCTATCTTTGTAGCAATATCATTGTTCGTCTGAGTGGTAATCGTGCTAAATCTACGTTCAAGACTTCTCACATCTTCTTGATAAGTCGATTTCCCAACGAAATCACGATTGACCAGCTCACGAACAGCAGTCGCTTGCTTAGCACTCTCTTCACGAGAGTATTTTCTCAAGGCTTCCTGTCTCTGGCCGTCTTGTCCGACATAGTTTTCAACTGCTGCCATCTTAGTAGATAGGCCATCAGCGGTTTTCTGAAATTCAGATTTAGCGACGACAAGATCCGTCTTGCCATCTTCAGGAGCAGGACCTGCATCTATACGAGTAGAACTTCTGGTTAATTCGACTTTACGAAATGCTACATGACCAATCTCGTTATAACCAAGAATAATTCGCCAGAAATCGAAATTATCAGGCTTGGTCAGCGCTGGGACAGTGACTTGATAGGTCTGCCAGCTAGACGTGAGATTAAAATTACCATTTATAATCTCGGGATTGCCAGGTGTTGTTCGATTAGCTCTCAAAGATATCCAGACATTTGAAGATCCAGAATAGCAAATTCCTTGAAACGAAAGTGTATAAGTCTCGCCGATTTCTAACTCAAGAAGAGCTGTCGAATTCTTTTCAGACACTCGACTTCCTTCTTTTGAGAAAATTTGCATTTGTTTCCAGATTTTAGTCGTTCCTTTTACATGGTATTCACCATTGATGATTTTCCAATCGACAGGACTACTGTCCCCTTGATGATATCTCCAAAGACCTCTTGAGAAATCGTAGTCTTCAGCATAGTTGCGACTGCCGACCTTCATCTTAGAAAATTCTTCTCGCAATTTCCCAGCTTCAGCAATAACCAAAGTCTTATCTGCTTTATCCTTGATTGCGTTCAAGATTTCTTGTCGTATAGAACCAGCACGCACTTCAAATTCAGCCAGACTCAGCTTCTGATCTAGTTTGTCTCGTGTGTCTGTCTCAAGACTTTTCACGGACTGCCTGATATTTTCAGCGGTCACATTTAGTAAGCTGATATCTGCTTTGATTCTGAGACCTTCAGTCAGACGGTTCACACCAGCTTCGATTGAGTCTGCTCGTTGCTTAAAGGTCGATTCGAGCGCTGAGATTTGATTTTCGATATCTTCAGGATCTTCGCTGTAATCAGTCGCTAACGTTCCCGATTCGATTTTCGGAGCGCATATTTCGATAATTCCTGCGCCAGATTGTCCAAATTGAATCGAATTTTCAATTGCATCAGCAGTAAATGTAAATGAATATTTCTGCCAATTTTTATGAGAGATAGATTTCTGAAATTTGCGATTTAAATCGGTATTATTTGCCCACGAACGAAATAGCAAGTTTACGTTTGCATGTGAACTATCGCTCGCAACCCTTGCGTAGCAAGAAATCGTGTACTTTTCACCAATTCGCAATCTAACAAATTGAATTAAATCTTTATTTCCACCATTCGTATTTTCAATAACACGAATCATGTTTTTTATCATTTTTTTTGGAGGATCTAAAACTTCTACGCTAATCGCTCGTCCATTTCCTCCACTAGCACTCATCCAATAGCCTTTTGAACTATCGCCAATCAACAAACTTGCAGTATTGCGCAAGAGGTTGATTCCTCCGACCTGCACAGTTGCAATCCGACTTTTCAGCTCCTCAGCTGTCTGCGTGAGCTCTGACTTGCTGGCTTTACCATTGGTCAGATTGGTCAGCTCTGACAGTCTGCGAGTCGTTGTCTCTTCATACGTCGCTTGCGCCGACTTCACACCAGCCAATTCTTTTTTTGTCTGAATAAGTGCTTCAACTTGCTTGGCAATCTCAGTTGTAGCCTGTTCTTGCTTCGGTCGAATATCATTCGTGATAGTCCGCTTCAGAACATCTAAATCACCCGACAAAGCAGCCTGAGCGCTCATAGCCTGCGACTTAAATGCTTCAAGTCTCACAACAGAATCCAACCCAATCCGCTTCGCTTCCTGTGCAAGCAGGGTACTTGCACCAGCGTTTTGCAACGCTTCTTCGGCTCTACGCTTGGCCTCTTGCAGAGGACCATTGTTAAAACTACTAAACCGCTGGTCGATATTGTCAGAGAGTTCTCTCTTGACTTCTTCCGCTTTCGCTTTAGCTAGTTCAATACCGTCAGAAATTTCCTGTCTAAGCAATCCAGCTTTATGGTCAAAGTCTAAGTCAGCATTTTGAAGAGCCTTTTCAAGGGCTATTTCTTGTGCAAAATCTGTCACACCAAGGATTGCATCCGCTGCGCTAGATAGGCCACCAGAAGATCTAGAACCACCAGTTCCTGCCTTATCATCGAAAGTCAGAGAGATATATTCTTCTTTTAAGGCATCAAACTCATAAGCAATAGCTTTCTTGAATGCATCGACATTATGTTTCCAGCTCTTGAGATTGACCGTATCACCCATGTGAACAACTTGCCCATCAAGTTCATAAGCTTCAATCTTAATAGCATCAGAGACCTTGTCAATGCCCTCATTTGAGAACTTAGCCTGTGCCCACTTCTGCAACTCTTCAACAGATTTTGCATTGTTGTTCTCGTACTCTTTTTCATTGATGTAAGGATAAGAGTTAATAAGGGGGCTATCAACAGCCACTCTGATAGTCGTTTCTTTTTCAGCGTCTTCAGGCTTAAACTTCGATTTAGCATGGATTCTTGTTACAACATTCTGACTGCTTCTTGTACGTTGGTAATCCTTCAGATTCTTATGCGTTGTAATAACAACACCACGATTCTCACCACGACTCTTCTTCACTGTCAGAGCGAAATTATCACGAACCAACTCGCCTTCCCACGTTCCGACGATACTATGCTTGCCGTCTAGCAATACAGAGTACAAAGTTTCTGTCTCAGTCGTGTTGAATGTCCTACGGTCCTGAATATCACTGTTAAATGAGAAGTCTCCAAGAGCCGTTTTGGTGTTTTGTACCATGCGAGAAAGAGCCATGCCACAACTCTGACTAGTCACACTCATTGGTGTGATCGACCGTTGCATCACATCATCTGAAATGTGATAGGCTGTGATTTCCAGATGGTCATTGTTCTCAACAGGTTTCTTGATGCGAAATAGCTGCGCCCCTAAAACAGGAGTCGGAGCCTTTATCAGCATATCTTCTTGGATGAGCTGATAGATACCTGAGTCAGAAATAGGATATTTCACAGTTAGGGTGAAATCGCCATTCATGGTTTCTTTCACAATAGCTGAAGTTGCTTCATGAAGTGGCTCCCCGTTCCATCGAACGGTTCTCACGTCTTTATTAAGTAAATAAAGCAATTATGCCCACCCCCAAACCGTTTCGATTTCAATCGATTGAATACCTGGGCCCAAAACAACCCCAACATTCCTAAGTTTCGCTGGATCAACTGTGATAAAATCCCCTGACCATTTCACTGCCTTCCCTGTTGTTGTTTTAAAGCTAGGATTGTCAGGATTATTGACCATCACAAGCGATTCTGAGAGCTTTTCAAGACGAATGACCTGACCAGCGATTGTAAACGAAGTCTCAGAAGCGCTCTGGCCAACGATTGTGATTTTAGGAAATGCAAGTGCAGAACCTTGAACGGTCAAGGTCCCACTTCTTGTCAATCTCTGTGTATCGGTGCCTTTAAAGTATTTTGTTGGGTGGCAAGTGAAGGTTGCTTTGGTCATGTAAAGACCAGGTTGCACTTCTTCAAGGTCGCTCACATTGACCTTATAGCACCAGAGTCGAGTTGTTTTGACTCGCTCGCTTTCTAACCAGAACTTCTCACGAATAAACAGACTCATAAATTGGTTCATCTGCTCCTCAGTCGGTTTGACTAAGTAAATCGTATAAGGTTTCTTGACCAGTTCCCTGTGCTTGTTCGTCTGAACAATTGCCCCACTGATACCACCATGCTCCAAAAGAGCTGTCTTGCTCTCTCCTAGAGCGATTGAAGGAGAGTCATGAACAATGACCTTAAAAGGAAAAGACGATGTCCTCACACCGTCAATCACAAGCTCATTATGCTTTATCATGTAAACCCTCCTCTCAATTGTGTCTTCCGTTGCAATTCGTCTGCAATCCTCTGCGCTACCTCATCAGCAATCCAAATGATGTCAGCTTCTTCTCTGATAGTATTACCACTAATGGTAATGTTGATGGTCGGAGAAGTTCCACCCATAGTCTGAGCGATGCCTCGACCAATAGCTCCAAGAGTTTTATCATTGAGTGGTAACACTGCTTCATTCCCAGCTTCACCGCCAACCATGAGGTTATTTCCATTCATTCCAAAGATGGTTGGTTTCGTCATGATACCGCCCTTTGCATACCATTCGATGCTGATACTTGGAACACCTTGACTCAACCAGTCGAGTGGATTGGCTGAACCGCTAACAGAGAAGTGAGGTAGTGGAATATGCGGCCAGCTAATGCTGAAGTTAAACAATCCTTTGATGGTATTGATAGCCGTACTGACAAGGTCCTTCGCCCCATTGATAGCACTACCGATAGAATTTTTAATCCCATTCCAAACGTTTGATACTGTACTTGAAATGCCATTTAGTACGCTTGAAACTGTTCCTGAAATCCCATTCCAAACGCTAGATACTGTGTTTGAAATAGCATTCAAGGTATTTGATATAAATGACTGTATAGCTGAAAAGATGGTTTGAGCCACGCTTTGTATTCCTTGCCACACAGTAGAGAATACTCCCTTGATGCTTTCCCAAGCGCCTGACCAATCACCAGTGATGATCTGCATAACTGCTTGAATGATACCAAGGACAACGTTTATTGCGGTCTCAACAACGGTCTTAATGATTTCCCAAGCTGTCGTGATGACAAGTTGAATATTATCCCAAGTTGCTTGAATGAGTGGCCCTAGATAGGTCATGACTGTATCTATAACTGCTGAAACAGCATTCCATACAGTCTCAGCACTCGTTCTGATTAGTTCCTGGTTCTCTGTCCACCAATCGACAACCGTACCAAATATACTCATGACAAAACTAGAAATCTCTGATACGACTGCATTGATGACCTCGAGGATTGCATTCCATACTGTTGTTACGGTTTCTCTGAAGCCTTCATTCGTCTCCCAGAGATATTTTAAAACGATTATTACTCCTGCAACCGCAGCAGCAATCGCTAAAGCTGTTCCAATAATCGGGAGAGCAGCTGTAATCATTGCACCAATCGAGATTTCTAAAGCAGTTGCGGCCGCTTGTAGTGTTAAAAATATAGGGACAATTACACCTACAATAGCCACAACAGTCCCCATAATAACCACAAATTCTTTAATTGGACCAGGTAAACCACTAAACCATTCAGCAAGCCCCTTGACGATATTTCCTAACATTTCAAAAACAGGAGCTAAGACTTCTGCAATTGCAGCACCTAGTTCAGACATGGCCAAAGTAGCTGAATTTTGAGCTGTCTTAAATTTGTCAATAGGATCAAGCGTAGATTCGTATGTTGAAGATACTAGTCCTGCTGATACTTGGGATGTATAGCCTAATTCTTCAAAACTTAGTGCTCCACGTTTGATTGCGTCAACCATTTGAGGAGCTTTTTTTGCTCCAAAAATTTCCATCGCAGTGCTAAGAGCTTCTGTCTCGCTCTTACTATTTTTGATAGAATCAATGGTTTCTTTCAACCCCTCTGTCATAGATTTACCTTTTTTGGCATAAGCTCCCGCAGCCTTTGTCAAGCCTGATAATGCAGCAGATGAATCAACGCCATGTTGCTCCAATTGGCCGATAAGAGTGACCGCTTCTTCAAAACTTAGCCCTAGCAACTTAATTTGAGGTGCCCCGTCAGTTGCTTTTTTCATCAGGTCATCTACCGAAACACCTGTAGCTTGAGCCACGAAGGTAGTAGAATCTAAAACAGCAGATAAATTTTCGACAGACAATCCATAAGCTTCCAATGCTTGTTTTGATTGTATGGTCGCATTAGTTACATCGGAACCATTTATTTCTGAAAATTTGATAACGTCCTCTGAAGCATTTTTCAATGCTTCTCCGGTCAATTGAAATTGTGTGTTAACTTCTCCCACAGCATTTCCTACAGTTGAGAAGTCCGTTGGTAACTCTGTCGCAATATCATTTGCGATTTTTTGCATGCCTTCAAGTGCTTCACCACCAGCACCAGTTTTGGTGACAATGGTATCCATACCCTCGTCAACTTGACGAAAGGCTTCAAGAGCACTCTTCCCGAAATCAACTAACTTTTGACTGATATCTGACAGTTTTTCAGAAAATTGATTGAGCAATTCAGCTTTTAAGAGATTGTTTGTCTCGCTTAAGGTTCCGCTCGCTTGTTTGCCAGCATTCCCAAGGTTACTCATCTCTTGAGAGAGATTCGAGTAAGCTGTTTTAGCTTGGTTCAACTGAGTTTCCATTTTATTGGCTTCAGCTGAATTTTCACCATACTCTTGCTTAGTAAGAGCTAGTTGCTTTTCTAGATTTTCAATCTGCCGAGCAACAATATCAGATTGAGCTCCAATTCTTTTCTCAGCAAGCGCCAACTTGTCAGCTTCACTGGCGTTAGTACCTAGCTGACTTTCTTGCAATTTGAATGAGCTAACTACTTTTTCGTTCTCACTAGCCAGTTGCTTCTGCTCATTTTGCAATTCTTTTAATTGGTTCTTGTTGTTCTGAGTGGCATTTCCATTCTCAGCAAGTGCCTGGTTCACACTTGCAAGCTTACTCTCATATCCCTTCAGGACATTTTGAGTAACTTCGACTTCACGTTGGAAAGCACGGTACTGATCAGCACCGATATCACCATTTTTGAATTGCTGTTCCACCTGAGACTGAGCTTGTCTCAAGGTTTCCAGTTTCTCCTTTGTCGTCGCAACTTGCTTTTGTAAGACCTCTTGCTTCTGAGTTAGTAGCGTTACGTTCCCTGTATCAAACTTCAAGGCCTTGTCAATCTGTCTCAGCTCCTGACTTGCATCAGTAGCAGCCTTATTGACATTTTTCAGCGCCTTTTGTAAGGGTTGCGTGTCGCCATCGATTTCAATTTTGATACCTTTGATATTTCCTGCCATATTTCCTCCTTTCTCAAAAATAGAAAAGCGCTGAGAGAACTTCTACCACTGATAATGCAGTCAGCCAAACAAACTTGGTCTCAGAATCGCTCTCTCAGCACTCATTCTTTCTTTAAAAACTGTCAAAATCAGCTTGCGTGGCTTTCCGTTCGCCACCCTTATCCTCACTACGTAAATTCACATAATCCGTCTGATAATCCAGAGCCATTCCGATTGAGATGTTCTTTAGATCATCGATAGACAGACCAGTTTCTTTGCAGCAGGATAGATAGGATTCTACTGTGAAGATTTCTTCGCTAGCTGATTCTGATTCATCTGGTGCTTTTTTGTCGTCATGCTCGCATTCAGCATTTCCATCAGCACAGGCCCAACTTCCTGAATCGGAAAGACTTCCATTTCCATGAAGAATTGTTCATAAGGCTTGATGTGAGGATTTGCAGATTTAGCAAAGGTCCAAAAAAGTCGGTTGAAAAAGGTCATGTCAAAATCTGACAACATCGAAACGTCAATATCAGTTGCTGTCAACTCTTTGTCAGTTTCCAGCTTGTTCAATTCATTCATGAATGATTGATTTTTCAACATTGAGAACAAATCTTGAAAATAATCTTTCCCGAACTGTTGCTTGTAGGCAATAGGAGTATAGCCATTTGTACCTAACTCATACTCCTGATCACCAACCAAAACGATTTTACGCATAGATCTTCTCCTTAAGCTGAAACCGCAGTAGGTTCATAGACTTTCTTGAACCAGTTGTCATACGCATTCTTGTTATCAGCTGATGTGATTGAACGTTTAACAACTGAATCAAGAGGACGAGGACTTGCTTTAAAGCCAAGTTCACGCTCGTTGACGTTTGTACCATTTTTGGTTTTTGAGCCATTGCCTGGACGACTCGCTGAACAATAGTAAAGAACGTGACGTGTTTTATTCTTGTCCCCTGAAAATTCGAACATCAAGGCAAATGATGTGAATTCTGCATCAGCTTTTTCAGTCAAAACACCCGTCTGAGCATCTTTGATTTCACCCAAAATCTTAGTCGCAAACATTTCAATAATGTGAGAGATTTTGACTTTCCCATCATACCCTTCGTTTGAGTTCATGAAGTGATAATCGATATCATCTGCTTTGATTGGTGTTGATTCACCCTTTGGATCCAATGTCAATTCCATTGCCCCAGGAAAGCGGAAAATTTCATCGTAAGCAATCACTCCATCTGCACCAATTGATTTAATTGGCGCAACGTGAACATTTTTTAAACCATAGGTTACTTTATTTTCTTGAGTCATGTCATTCCTCCTTAGTATAGATAGACCGTATAAGACTTGACATAGAGTCTTTCAGTCTCGATAAATGTTTCTTCTTGAATATCGAAAAAGAGCTCGTGGGTTGTCCACAGCTCTTCCAGACGTTCTTCCAAATCTTCATCCTTACTCTCAAAAGCCAGCTCAACTGTCACGCTCTTAATCTGATGATTAACCGTATTGTCAGCTGCATTGATGGCTGGACTTGATTCATAATAGACCAGGTAAGGTAGGTCAGGAGCGTTCCCAGTTTTAAACGCTCGATAGGTGACAGGCAAGTTTACCTGTTCCAAAATAGCAGCAAAGTCTGATAGCTTCATTTCCCAATCTCCTTGATTCGCTTCTCAAAGTTTTGAATCGCTTTTTCCTCAGCTGGCTTGATGTGAACAATACCAGCAACACGGCCACCATTTCTTGAAAGGTGCCCGTTCTCAAGTATGTGAGTAAGACTTGCAACTGCGTTGAACACAACGAAAGAGCCATTGGCCAACTTCTTCTTTTTCCAACTTCTACGATACTTTCCGTATCGTTTCGGACTTGTCTCTTTCAACTCATCCACAGTCTCATCAGCCACCTGCTCTGCAATCTTATCCACTTCTTCAGTAACCTCATCAGAGTAAGCAGCAAGCTCTTTCGCTATCAAATCAGCAAGGTCATTACTCATTTTAACACCTCTGACAAAGTCAACTCTAAAATTTCAGAATCGATAGGATAGGTTTTCAAAATGCGATATTGCTTGCCTTCGAACTTCGCAAACTCTTGATTCTCATACTCAAAATTTCGAACCTCAACGACCAAACTCGGTTTTAGACCTGCCTGGTTCGCCTGATAAAATTCGGAGCGAGTGACCCTCTTTTTGCGACATAAGAGAGTAACTTCAACATCTTCAGAGATTGGTTGTAGTAACTTATCCTTACCTGTGACTTTTTTAGAGAACAGCGTGATTTCATGATTCCACATTCTTGACCTCTTTCTTTGATGCTATCTGTAAATTATGCAGTCGCCACTGAAGGTGACGTGGCATATCCACCCCACCCTCATAGCGATAAGCAGCATAGTCAACGATAAACATTTCATGGTCAGCACGCTCACCAACAAGCTCGATACCGAGGTTATCGGTCAATTCAGTGATGACACTTGAAATGATTTTTTCTAACGGCTTGTCTCTCAAGTGGGTTGAAATACCCAGCTTAAGCTTCAGCAATTCTAAAAGCTGACCTTCGTCCATGTTTACTCCTCAACTTCCTTAGCAGGCTCTTCAGCAGTTTCCTCAACTGTTTCTTCCTGCTCAACTGAGGGCTCTTCCTTCACTTCTTTTGTTTCAGGATCTGGTTTCTTAGGTTCATCCTCTCCTAAAACCTCAAGGAAGATAGAGCCAGCAGTGTTGGCGCCAGTCAAAAGACCGTTGGTAAAGCTATCTGTGGGGTCATATCCTTCACGAGGAAAGATATCGCCAACAGCATAGTCATGATTTTCAGGATCAGTCAAGTCCTTGAAAGGACGGATTACTTTATAGCTCATACGCTACCTCCTTAAGCTACAACATCAGTGTAGGTTCCGAAGAATCCAGCTTCTTCATCTACTTTCTTCACATCCAAACGGATGAAAAGCCCAAGCAATTGTCCGTAAATGTCATTGTTCACCCATTTAACGGATACTTGAGCACGGTCAAACTCTTTGACGAACTCGGTGACATCTCCGATGAAGAATTTCATGTCTCCTTCGTTTCCGAACACTGTGTCATCTACTTTGTAGATTGTTTTCCCGCCAAATGAATAGCCAGTAGGTGAAGCCACATCAGTTTGAAGCATGTAGCGCCCGTCTTTGTCCTTCACCTTGTCAAGCGCAGCAAACATTGACTTAGTTACAACGATACTTGCTTTATAAATTGATTTAAGCTTCTTGTTGTAGATATCTCTAATACCATCAAATCCAGATGCATCTGCTTGGGTAGCTGTTTTGAGGACAGCTGTAACTAATGACAATTCAGTGTTTTCACCTTGATTGAACACTTCGTCTTCAACAATGGACATGATGTCATAGTCTGCGTCGTCAATCATTTCTTGTGACACAGGGATATATCCACGGTAAGTCTTGATTGAATAATCAATCTCGCTGATTGCTGGTTTTCCGAGTTCTGGATTTGATTTCAATTCATCTGTTGAAACCATTACACCATCCGTTTTCTTGATAACTGGATATTTACCAGATCCACTGTTAACTTTCACACGTTCCACAAGATCCAAAAGTGGATTACGTGTTTTGTTAACAAAATGAGGTTTCAAAACTTCAGTAGGGATTAAAGCTGCGCTTCCTGAATCAGTAGTTTTCAAGCCTACGATGTCACGAGTTTGACCAGTACGAATATATTTAGCGATTGCATCACGTTGTTCCAATTTCTGTCCTCCACGTTTTTCTTGACTTGGGTAAGTCGGGGCTTTGCGATTCAATTCTTCAACTTGATTTTGCAAATCTTCGATTTCTTTTTCAAGTTGCTCTTTTTCTGCCAATTTTTCATCCAATTCTTTTTGGATGTTTTCCAGGCTCTTTTCAACTGCTGAAACTTCTTCATCATTTCCAGCTTGATCCAATTTCTTCGCTTCAAATTCAGAGCGCTTGTTCAATTCTTCAATCGATTCTTCGAGTTCAGCTACTTTGTTTGCTTTAAGATTAGCACGAGCACTTAAAATCTTTGATTTGTTCATAGTTTAAATTTCTCCTTAATTTCTTTCTTGCGCTTGTCCAGCGCTTCACGATTTGCACGCTGTTGACTTTCAAAGTCTTTTTGTCGTGCAGCAATTTCCGTTTGCGGATAGGCTGGGAAAGTACATGGACTCACTTCAAAGATTTCTAATTCTAGGATAGTGTCCAGGTACGAACCATCTGCTTGCTCTTCCGTATTGATTTTGATTGGGATAAAACCAAAGCTACATCCAATCACATCACCACGCTGAACACGAGCATAGGCCCCAACAGCTTGCGGATCATCTTTATTGATAATGATGTCACCGTACAGACCGATGTCATCAACTCCCAAAGTGACCGTTCCATTACCAGTCCGACCAAGCACCAAACTATCATCATGGTTAAATAATGCCCTGATGTCAGCTCCTTTGATGGCTTTTTCAACACCCTCACGTTTGATTACCTCAAAGTAGCCTGGCCATAGTTCAGTAACTTCATCAAATTTGATGAAGTACCCACTCAAAATCAAATCACCGCTGTCGGCTTCTTCTCGTGTTTTGAATTGAGCTGTACGATAACTATTCCGTTTGTTCATTCTCTTCCTCACCCCCTTTCAGTTTCTTTTGGTCCCCAAGTCTGTCTTGCGGTAGATAATTTTCAAGAGCAAGGAGCTCATCCATGTCAGGATCAGGTGGCATCCCAAGCCAATCCCTCCACTCGTTTCGACGCATTGCCATACTTTTAGTCATCTGTTCAGCAACTGATGACAATTCTGTAATGTCATACGAATAAAGCGAGCGAGCATTAAATTTGAAATACCGATTATTTGAAACGAGTAAGTCTCTCGTTAAAGTTTGAGTGATTGTCGTGGCGATGCTCATGACTGTTGTATTGACAAAGTTGTTGTATTCTTCTTTGTCAAAATTACCAACTCCAAGAATAAAAGCTGGAACTCCCAAAAGCCCAGCAACTGTTTTCTTATCAATTTCAACAGATTCATTGATAGCAATATCTTTTAAACTTAGTGGCTTGACCTGTTCGACATTCAACAAAGCGTCTGGAATAATCCACGGCTCACCTGCCTGACTTGTTGCTAAGTATTTCTTAGCAACCTTGTCTCGTCCATCTTGCGTGGCCAATTCTGCACTCGAAGAATCAACTTTAACAATTAAGCTAGGAACGTTCTTGCCATTCATAAAGCCTTTTTTGGTCTGAGTAGCAAGGTTTAAATTCCTAACAATATCCCTCAGAGCCAACCTGTATCCAGTCCCTACAAATGGATTGTCTGGATCTGGGTTGATTACAAAGTGCACGATTTCGCTTGGGTTGTAGTCAATACCACGATAATTCACGATATAACCAACATCATCACTTTTGAAAGAGACCTCACTCATTGCGAATGGTCTCAAGTTCAAAATGTAATCATTCACAGGATCATACTCAACATGAAGAACTGAATTTCCGTCACCGAATAGCAATAGGTCACGCACAATCTTGAAAATCCAAGTTTTGCGAGTCATATTGTCGCATGGGTTTACATCAATCTTGCGAGCCAGTCCGTCTTTCATTCGAACATCGCCCTTGTCAGTATTCTCCATTAAATGAATGGTCATATTGGATACCATGTCAGCAATCTTATTGACCGCAGTAATCACATCAGGATTGCGAGCCAAAGGCACATAGCTGTCACCGTCAATATAAAGTCCAAAATCTGAATGAGTGATAACATTCGTTCCACCTCGACTCTTACCACGTTTCAAAATTCTATCTAAAAGCCCCATCTTTCCTCACCTCCTTTCTCTAATCAAAGAAGCTCATCACATCGCTATTCTTACCAAGATTAGCAAGAGC